TCAAACCAGAGTTGGCTGTTAGAATCTATGGAGTCGACACGCCAGAAAAAGGACACCGTGCTCAATGTCCACAAGAAGACCAGCGAGCGCAACTGGCGAGTAAATTTACAACTCAAGCCTTACAATCCTCAAACAAGCACCAGGTTGTTATCTATGGATGGGATAAGTTTGGTGGCCGTATATTGGGAGACATCTTGGTAAACGGACAGAGCATTAGACAAGGACTCATTGCCAATGGCCATGCCAGAGAATACTACGGCGAAGCCAAAACGTCTTGGTGCCAATAACACTGCCGTAAATACGGTATGAGCAATTTCTACTGTGCAGCCCCTTGGCGTGGCCTGCATATCAATCCCCGTGGTGATGTCAAAACCTGCTGTGCTGGTGACCCCAACATGCTGGGCAACCTCAATTCACAGTCAATAGAACAGATATTGCACAGTGATGTCATGCAACAGATACGCCAAAGCATACAGCGCGGTGAACCGCACGCATATTGCTACAACTGCGTGCAGGCCGAACGCTATGGACGTAGTGAACGTGATTGGCACAACAATGTTAGCCCTGAGTTTGATCCCGTCACGGCTGACAACACCAAACATCGACCCACCTTGATTGATGTGCGTTGGAACACCACTTGCAATCTCAGCTGCAACTACTGTGCAGAAGCATGCAGTTCAAAATGGGCTGCATTGAAGCACATGTCTGTGGCATCAGGTGCCCGACCCTACTACGAAGCAGTGTGTGATTATCTTGCTCAGCATCATGAACACATACGTGAAGTGGCCTTGGTTGGAGGTGAGCCATTGTTGTTGCCAGAAAATGAACGACTGTTAGATGTCATACCAGAGTCGGCTATTGTCACAGTGATCACCAACTTGAATGTGGACTTGCAAAACAACAAAGTATTCCGCAAACTGGCACAACGTAAGCGTGTGGGTTGGTCAATGAGTTTTGACAATATCGGCAAACGTTTTGCATACGTACGACATGGTGGGTCATGGACTGTGTTGCAAGAAAACTTAAAAATCATTCAAGGCTTGATGCAATCACAAGGCCATTGGGGCGGTGTGCATGCAGTGTACAACATTTACAATGCCACACGCCTGGTTGAGTTTAGACAGTTTACGGAATCAGCGGGCGCCAGTGTGTTGTGGCAAAACTTGTTTCAACCTGAATACCTAGATCCATTTTTACATGGTGCTGCTGTGGCTCAACTGGCCGCTGAAGAAATTAGGCAGTTGTATTCAATGAACATTGCCACAGCCGCAGAACGACAATTTTTTGATCAAGCATTGAGTAAATACGATTCTACTGTTGCTGCACAGCCCGGTATTATTGAACAATTCAAAAAACATATTGATGATATTGAAACACTGTATCATCCCAATACTGCAGGTCAGTTTAATCAATTGTGGCCTGAATTAGCAGAGAATATGACATGATTGCACCACCTCCAAGTAAAAATTTAGAAACAGTACTGGTCAAAGCACCGCACCGTAAAGAAGTTTACACTGAACAAGAACTGATTGAATTTGCAAAATGTGCAGATCCTGTCACAGGTCCCTTGTACTTCATGGATAACTTTTTCTTTATTCAGCATCCCACACGCGGCAAGATGCTGTATCATCCGTTTGAATATCAAACCAGACTGATTGAAACATATCACAACTACAGATACTCAATAAGTCTAATGCCTCGACAAACAGGCAAGTCAACATCGGCAGCTGGTTACTTGTTGTGGTATGCAATGTTTGTGCCAGACTCAACCATTCTGGTGGCCGCACACAAGTACACAGGTGCGCAGGAGATCATGCAACGTATACGTTACGCATATGAACTGTGTCCAAATCATATTCGTGCAGGTGCCACCAGTTACAACAAGAACAGTTTGGAATTTGAAAACGGGTCACGTATTGTAGCGCAGACCACAACAGAAACAACCGGACGGGGTATGAGTATTTCACTCCTGTACGCTGACGAATTTGCGTTTGTGCGACCTACCATTGCTCGAGAGTTTTGGACTTCTATCTCACCCACACTGGCCACAGGTGGTAAGGCCATTATTACATCAACCCCCAACTCAGACGAAGATCAGTTTGCATATCTGTGGAAAGGTGCCAACAAGACCCAGGACGAGCATGGTAACACAACAGAACTAGGCATCAACGGATTCCGTGCATTTAGAAGCAACTGGCGTGAGCACCCTGACAGGGATGAAAAATGGGGACTAGAGCAACTGGCACAACTGGGCGAGGACCGATTCCGACGAGAAATGGAATGTGAGTTTGTTATCAATGACGAAACATTAATTGCTCCTACCAAATTGCTGGACTTGGAAGGGGTAGAACCCAATCGCCGCACTGGGCAAGTACGTTGGTACAAAACTCCAGTCAAAGACAAGATATACATTGTGGCCTTGGATCCTAGTCTGGGCACAGGCGGCGATCCTGCAGCCATACAGGTGTTTGAAGCAGATACCACAGAACAAGTGGCTGAATGGCGACACAACAAAACAGACATTCCCACGCAGGTCAAACTGCTGGCAGACATTGTGAATGAACTGTACGAAATCACCAAAGATGACAAGAAGATTTACTACAGCATAGAAAACAACACCATAGGCGAAGCCGCACTGATTTCAATAAACGAGTACGGAGAAGAAAACATCAAGGGATACTTCTTGAGTGATAACTCAGTAACAGGCACAACAGGGCGTAGATTCCGCAAAGGATTCAACACCACAAACCGAGCCAAGCTCACTGCTTGCAACAAATTCAAAATTCTTGTGGAATCTGGACGCATGCGACTGTATAGCAGACCCTTGATCTCAGAGCTCAAAACTTTTGTGGCCAATGGCGGCAGTTATGCTGCCAAACCTGGAGAAACCGACGATCTTGTGATGAGTTCGCTGTTGGTGGTACGCATGCTCATGATGTTGCAAACATATCATGCAGAATTGGACACACAAATGAAAGATCACGGAGATAATGTGATTGAGCCAATGCCGTTCATATCAATGCTGCGCTAAATACACAACTATGACAATGGAAGCATTACCTCAAGATTTAGCAGACTTTCTGGTTACAAAGAACTTTGACCCAGAATATTTTGACGCTCAAGGCCAACCTGCTGAAGCAGGTGACGCCAAAACTATGAAATTTGACTATGTTGCTGGCACGGGCAAAAACTACGGCACCGCTGTGTGTGTAGTAGCCGACAACGAGCTGAGTTTGTTTTATGGTGACAACTTGGGACGTGGTATGGAACCTGAGGACAAAGACGAGTGGTACACTTTTTTAGAACAACTCAGCAACAAAGCAGCCAGCCATTCAGCCTCATGGAGTCCACGAGATATCAATCAACTCAAACATACTTTGGCTGGTATTGCTGCCATCAAAGAGGGCTTGTTTGAAGGCTACTATGGCAACCGTCGGGTCAGTTACATGGGCGAACAAACTCAAGCACGTTTAGTGATCAATCACAATCGTGTGTTGGGCGAAGATGACAAGCGTTATCGCTATGTGGAAAGTTTGTTTATTGAAACTGCTGACCAAGAACGTTTCCGTTTGCCATTCAAGAGTTTGGCGGGTGGTAGAGCCATGTTGGAACATGTGCGTCAGGGCGGACGGCCATATGATGTTCGCGGCAACCACATCACTGAAGTTGTCGGAGAAATGGCCGTGCTAAGCCGTTTCAATCGTGCGCAACACAATCGTGTGTTTGAAGGTGTCACACAAGAGCTTGTGGAAAGCGCACGGCAATATTATCACAACCTACAAGAAACAATCAAGCATCTTGGCAGCCCACGTGGCTATCAAGCATACTTTGAAAGCTGGGCTCCTGATCACGTTGGTGAAGCAGAGAGCTTGGTAGAAAATCTACGCAACCTGTTTGTGGAACAAACATTAGATGCTAGAATTGAAGCTGCCTTGCCCACACTGGCCAAGATACAACAACAAGGAAATAACATGAAAGAAGCGCAAATATTTGAAAACTGGATCAACAACCTCAGTGAAGGCACCTGGGCATTGCCAGAAACCCCTGAGCAAATGGAAAAACTCAATCAGTTGATGAGTAGCGAACTCATAGTTGGTCCTGATGCTACCAATGCCACAGAACAGTTGTATGATATTGTGGGCGATGACGAGCTGTTTGACATTCTTAACGACTTGGCTGACAAGAGTCAAGGCCGTGCCAACTGTTGGGACGACTCAGATGTGCAACGCAGACTGGCTGAACTGGGCATTCAAACTCCTCAAAGCACCCAAGCAGAACCTGCTGATGTTGACCAAGACACTGCACCTGAGGTGAAAGAAGGCCTGGCACAAGACGAAGCCGAAGAAGAATACGGCGGATGGCGAGCAGAATTAGTGAATCAAATAAACTACAACACGTTTGAAGTTGAGGTAACAAATGCTAGATCAAAAGAATCAGCAAATTTTATTATACGTCCAGTGGATATGGTATCTTATGGACCAACACTGTCAGTAGAAACCTTTGATGTACATGACTTACAAACTGGTCAAACACAAAGTTGGACCAATGATGACCCGGCGCCTGAGGGCCCTATTGCTTATGCAATTAGTGCGTTGTTCTATGATGAAAAACCACTTCAAAAGGCACTCTGGAACATTGTTGATACCCATAACAAAAAAGGTCAAGATAAGTTACCAGGCCTGGACCAACGCCGAAGCATAGGACAAGAAGTTGGCATTGATGATTATGTTGATGCAGGCGAAAAGACTCAAGCCGCAATGGCTAAAATGAAAAAAGGCATGGCAGAAGGCTTTGATCCTGTAGCACAAGACTACTCAGACTGGTCACAAGCTCTACATCCACACGGTGACGGTGCAACGGCATTTGACATTGTTGCTCGTTATTCAAATGGTGATGCAAATACTATTAGAAATATTTTGACCTATGTCAGGCAGAATCGTCATATGCTTGGGCGTGAAGCCGGAGACCGAACTGGCAGAACTATAAAAGATGCCATCACTGATATTAGAAAAGCGTACCCTCAATTGTACCAAGCAGCACAGCAACCACAAGGCATGGCAGAAGGCGACAACATGAGTACATTTGTGGAAGATCGTGAATTGGCTGAAATGCTGAAGTACGCTGGTGTGCCCATCAAAGAAGGTGTGCTCACAGATTCAACTGGCAGCACACTAGATCACATCCAAAACACATTCAAACGTGACGTCAAAGACTTTGCCCAAACTGGCAACATGAGTGATGCATTGTATGATGTGCTGTATGACTATTATTTTGATGACATGCCTTATGGTACAAAGAAGGCTCGCACAGGTGATCCTCATGAATGGATCAGCGACCGTTTTGCTGAGGATCTCGGCATCAATGAAAATCTTATCTCACCAATGATCATGCCTGTGAGCGAAGGTAGTTGCAACATGACCATGGAAGGTTCTTACTGCCCCGAACACGGCCTGGCCACATGTGAAGGCATGTATGAAGATGGTAAAACCGCCAGCCAGCGTACTGACGGCACCGCGCAACAGCAAACCGCACCATCTGGTTTGAAATACCGTCCAGATACAACACCCACCAAAAGCGTAGCAGATCGCCCATTTGGATTGCCACCCAAACTAAATCCTCGAGGAATGTCTCAAGCCCAGATTGATGATAGAATGACATCAGTTGGTTTTATTCCAGGCACACGTGACCACGCCGCAGCTGGAAAAGCGTACAGGGCCGCAGTTCCAAACATCAAGCGACCAGTGTCGAAACCACTGCCACGCAGTGATATTCAAGGCACTGATCTAGGTCCAGCTGACACTGGAGTCGATGAAGACGGTGGTGCAGTAGGCATGCCTTACAGCATGGGCGAAGGCACAGACGATCCAATCAACTACAATGCCGCTATGACCGGTGCATACTACGAAGGCAAAGAAACCCGATCACAAGAAGGCGATGCACTTCTGGCAAGAATAAAATCATTGGCTTTGCTCAGATGACATAAATACACTTGACACGTAGACAAAAAGCGCATATACTACTACAGTGTTTGCGCTTTTTTGTTTGTGTCACAGGCAACAGAGATCTAAACATTTAGATAGGCAACATAACATAGGCAACTTACTAAGGAGAAAAAACTATGGCATCATTAGCAGAAATCAGAGCAAGACTACAGGCAGCAGAGGGCAACAAAGGTGGGCAATCCACCGGTGGAGACAATTCAATTTATCCACATTGGAACATGGAAGAAGGACAAAGTACAACACTGCGATTCCTTCCCGATGCAAATACAAAAAACACATTTTTCTGGCAAGAACGAGCAATGATTCGTTTGCCTTTTGCTGGCATCAAAGGCGAGATGGATTCCAAACAAGTGTACGTACAAGTACCTTGTGTGGAAATGTGGGGCGAAGCCTGTCCTATCCTAGCAGAAGTACGCACCTGGTTCAAGGACAAGAGCCTTGAAGAAATGGGTCGCAAGTACTGGAAGAAACGCAGTTACATCTTTCAAGGCTTTGTGCGTGAGAACCCACTGAGCGAAGACAAGACTCCAGAAAATCCCATCCGACGTTTCATCATCGGACCACAAATCTTTGCCACCATTAAGGGTGCGCTGATGGATCCTGAGCTGGAAGAAATGCCCACAGACACCCTGCGTGGCTTGGACTTCCGAGTCAGTAAAACTGCCAAAGGTGGCTTTGCTGATTACTCAACAAGCAAGTGGGCACGTAAAGAGTCTGCACTGACCGAAGCAGAACAAGCGGCAATTGCCACACATGGTTTGTTTGACTTGAGCACATTCCTGCCCAAGAAACCTGGCGATGTTGAACTCAAGGTCATCAAAGAGATGTTTGAGGCCAGTGTGGATGGACAACCATACGACACAGACCGCTGGGGTCAGTACTTCCGTCCTGCTGGTGTACAAGCACCGGGAGGCAGCACACATGCTGTAGACGGTCATGGAGACGCACACGAAGTACCAGCAGCCAAGCCTGCACTCAAAGTGGCAGCACCTGCGCCAGCAAGTGACTTTGACGAGGACGATGTTCCTGCAGCATCAGCCCCTGTGGCCAAGCCTGCAGCCAGCGGACAAAATGCCCAGGACATCCTGGCCATGATCCGTAGCCGTCAAGCCAAGTGATAGTACATGGATCTGGGGAAACTCAGATCCATCTCAATTGACACTAATGAAATTTTCTCTAGTATTTGATAACTCAGGCGATTGTTTACCATTTGAGGTTGTGTCTAATCATGAGCTTTTTGAATTTTTTGTAGATCAAGCAAATCAGAAACATCAGAACAGTTTTTCAAACAATCAAACATTGTTTGCTGAACTTGATACAAAAATTACACACCTACATTGGGCAATATCAAAAACCAACGAAGTGCTGTATCAGTTAATTGGTAAATCGTTTGATCAACACACTGATTTAGAACAATATCTAGATCAAAATTTTCTAAACAAGACTCATTCAGACTGGGTGTTTTCTCAATACAGTGAAGTTGACATTGACGCACTTAGATACAACGCAAATTCAAATCAAGCCAAGCTAGGTAATCAATTGCATGAACTGTATCCAGATGAGATTCGAATTGTTAAAACTGCTCCAGCAATGGAGAAGCTGGGATACATATATCCGTACGAGGAAGTAAATTTAGGAGTTCACCGCTTAGAATCTGCGTTCAATAAACAAAATTTAGAGTTTAGTGCAGATAAAAAATGGGATATATTTGACAATCCATTTATTGATAGTATAATATCAAATAGTAATGTGACAAATTTTAGTTTTGGATACACGTATGTTGGGCGACAATATTACAATAAGTTTGAATTCTTTGATGATAATTTAACATATCCTGATCACTACAATTATGAACAGTTGGAATTTTCGTTTCAGTTAAATTTACAAAAACCTCAAACTATTCCTTACAGCAAGGAAGCAATAGCATGGGCAAACACACATGGTGTGCCACTGATTACTGATCAATTGCCTGTTGCTAATATTGTAGACATTTCAAAAAACTTATTTGAGTACAGAAAAGTTTTATTTAGAAATTCTCGAAATAACAATCGAGCAAGTATTAAATTTTAAAGGACAGACATGGAAAAACCATTTGACGTAAGCAAGTTCCGCAAGGAAATCACAAAAAGCATTGATGGGCTCAGCATCGGCTTTAACGATCCCACAGACTGGATCAGCACAGGCAACTATGCATTGAACTATTTGATCTCGGGAGACTTCAATCGTGGCATTCCGCTAGGTAAGGTCACAGTGTTTGCTGGCGACTCGGGCGCAGGCAAGAGTTACATTTGTTCAGGCAACATTGTGAAGAACGCACAAGAACAAGGTATCTTTGTGGTGTTGATTGACAGTGAAAACGCACTAGACGAAGACTGGCTCAAAGCCTTGGGTGTAGACACAAGTGAAAGCAAACTGCTGAAGTTGAGTATGGCCATGATTGACGATGTGGCAAAGACCATTAGTACATTCATGAGCGACTACAAGGCATTGCCCGAAGGCGAACGTCCCAAAGTCATGTTTGTTATTGACAGTTTGGGCATGTTGTTGACTCCTACTGACGTCAACCAGTTTGACGCAGGTGAAATGAAGGGTGATCTGGGTCGTAAACCCAAAGCGCTCACTGCCTTGGTGCGCAACTGTGTGAACATGTTTGGTAGTTACAACGTGGGCTTGGTTTGTACCAATCACACATACGCAAGTCAGGACATGTTTGATCCTGATGACAAGATCTCCGGCGGCCAAGGTTTCATTTACGCCAGTTCAATTGTGGTGGCCATGAAGAAGATGAAGCTGAAAGAGGACGAGGACGGCAACAAGGTGAGTGACGTCAATGGCATTCGTGCAGGCTGTAAAGTTATGAAAACACGCTATGCCAAACCGTTTGAAGGTGTGCAGGTCAAGATTCCTTACACAACAGGTATGAGTCCTTACAGTGGCCTAGTGGACTTGATTGAGAAAAAAGAGATGCTCAAGCGTGAAGGCAACAGCTTGGTGTTTACCACCAGCGAGGGCGAAGTTATCAAGAAGTTCCGCAAAGCATGGGAAAAGAATGATGATGGTTGCTTGGACAAGGTCATGATTGACTTCAAGAACATCAAAACTGAGGTAAGTACAGCCGACGCAACGGAGGAATAAAATGTCAGCAGAAGTAGCAAGCGAAATTTGGGGCGAACTAAAAAGATATGTCAACGTGGTAGATCGTATAGATGCTGCTGAAAGCATTGTGTCTATCCTGATTGATCATGACCACGACGTTGAAGAAATTCGGGAAGCCTTCAAAGGCGATTCAGACATCAAAAAAGCTCTAACTGCATACCTGGACAATGACAAGGACTATGCGGAAGAGGAAGAAGAAGAGTTTGATGACGAGGACAACTACAATCAAGAAGATGACTATTAATGAAAAAATATTTTCCTATTAAAACTGCCACAGCGTGTCAGTTGAAATGGAATTGGAGTAGTCTTTATCTTTATACTGGAGATACTGCTAGTTGTCATCGAACTGGTGACGGAAAAATAACACCAGAGACATTTGATACTTTTCATAACACTGAAAAGAAACAACAAGAACGACAACGAATGCTCCAGGGACTTTGGCCGGAACAAAGTTGCGGCTATTGCCGTAAAATAGAGGAATCAGGAGGATCGAGTGACAGGATATTACATCTTACCATGCCTAATCAATCTCCTATTGAATTAGAATCAGATTCCACGGCTGTGATAGTGCAACCAACAATCCTTGAAGTTTTTTTCAACAATCAATGCAATTTAGCTTGCGTATATTGTCGCCCAGAATACAGTTCAAAAATAAATCAAGAATACAAAAAGTTTGGAACATTTGAAAAAAATGGTATGGTACTTAAAAGTGTCGACATTGATGTAAATTACAAAGAAATGCTCAAACAATTTTGGATATGGATGCATAACCACTCTTCAGGACTGGTAAGATTTCACCTGGCCGGTGGCGAAGGATTTTATCAACCTGAGTTTGAAACTTGTTTGGATTATTTTGAATCAACCAATCATCCCAATTTGGAATTCGTCGTGATAACCAATTTAATGATTATTCCAGAAAAACTAGACCGAATAGTACAACGATTTAAAAATTTAGTCAAGGTTCGGAAACTCAAACGTGTTGAATTATTGTGTAGCATTGACTGTGTTGGTGCAGAACAAGAATATGCCAGGTATGGAATAAGCATAGATAAATGGATTTTGAATTTTGAAAGATTGTTACAGGAACCCTGGTTGACTCTTAACATACAGTCAACCATTACCTTGCTCACGCTCAAAACCATGCCTGAGTTAATTGAAAAACTAAAAGTATGGAGACTAAAACACAAAGTAGGACATTACTTTCAAGCAGTGACTGAACCTAGTTATCTGATTCCTAATATATTAGGCAATCAAGTATTTGATAAAGATTTTAATAACATTTTGTTAGCCATGTCTGAAAATAGGAATGACGATTTAAATGCAAAGACTTACATGCAGGGAATAGCATCTAACTATAGACAATCACAGCCAAACCCAGTTGAAATGTTAAAATTAAAAACTTTTCTTGATGAAAATGATAGGCGAAGAGGATCTGATTGGCTCAACACTTTTCCTTGGTTGGCAAAGGAATTAGAACATGTGGTATAGTCGAGTTGTAGCAGACCTTGGTAACATCCCTGACTTCATTGCACACTTTGAGTCAGAACTCACGGATGCTAAGCGTGACTGCAAGATTGGTGGACTGGTAGAAAAGAATATCACTGCACTACCAGGTATAACCGAACACAGATTCAACCAGCTACAAGAGATTGAAGCTGTGTTGAACTTTCTCAATATTCAACTGCGCAAAATTCGAACCCGGCACTTCAAGAAGTATTTGGAAGGCTATGCCCGTGCGCTCACAGCACGTGATGCTGAAAAGTATGTGGATGGCGAAGAAGAAGTTGTGGACTTTGAAACCATCATCAATGAAGTAGCATTGCTACGCAACCGGTGGTTGGGCATCATGAAGGGCCTGGACACCAAGCAGTGGCAAATGGGTCACGTGGTACGCCTGCGCACCGCAGGCATGGAAGACATCACAGTCTAACATGACTGACGAGCAACGCTGGCAACGAGACTTAGAAGAAATGGAAATCTTTTTGTTGCTGTTCTTTTTTGAAGCCTGGGTAGCATTCTGGTGGTTGGTGCATACATCATATATAACACTATGAATTCATACATAGACAATCCAGACAAAGGTGCTGATGACTCAGCACAGTGGGCTAGAAAATGGACCACAGACAAATACATTGCCAAACGACGAGAAAACTTTGAAACCGTTGATGCATACTTGTCTCAACCCGTTGGTAAGTTGCTGGACATAGGATGTGGTTTTGCCTGGGAATCTCGTTGGTTTGGAGAAAAGTACGGCACAGAGTTATGGTTGCTGGATGGTGACCAACAACAAAATACCAGCAAGTCCGAATCAGCGTCTTATGGTAATTGGAACACAACTGCTGATGCTTTGTACTTTTATCACAGTTTTGATTTTTTGGATGCAAAACTTCAAGAACTTGGCACAAAAAATTATCATTTGATCAATGCCAACAACATCAACCTACCTGAACATGTGAAATTTGACGTGATAACATCATGGCTCAGTTGCGGGCATCACTACCCTGTAAAAACTTACATAGATCTCATGCGTCGACATTCACACGAAAACACACGTATTATATTGGACATACGCACCAAAGGTACAGTGGGCAATTATGTGGGAATAGACGGGTTTGAAATAGTGGATGTGGTATCAGCTTACAGTAAAAAACGCAGCACAGTTGAAATAAAGCTGATCTGAGTTATCTGCGCCTATAAATACCCGCATGAAAATCGTAATTGTCACTGGTGGGTTTGACCCACTGCATTCCGGACACATTGCCTACTTTGAAGCAGCAAAGCGACTGGGCAATAGATTGGTAGTTGGGCTCAACTCTGATGCTTGGCTCACACGCAAAAAAGGTCGACCGTTTATGCCCATGAGCGAACGCAGAGCCATTATCGAAAACTTAAACATGGTGGATCGTGTGATTGAGTTTGATGACGCAGACAACACAGCAATAGATGCCATACGTGTTGCTCGTACACATTACACTGTGCCCCGAACTCGATTTGTCTTTGCCAATGGTGGTGATCGCACAGCAGACAACATACCCGAAATGATATTTGACGATGTGGACTTTGAATTTGGTGTGGGTGGCGAAAACAAAATGAATTCAAGTTCATGGATTCTTACTGAATGGAAAACACCCAAGACTGATCGTGCCTGGGGATACTATCGTGTGTTGCACGAAGTAGGTGCCAACACCAAACTCAAAGAACTCACTGTGATGCCTAAAACATGTTTGAGCATGCAACGCCATGATCAACGTGCAGAATTTTGGTTTGTGGCCGAAGGCGAAGCCACAGTGTATACACTAGACGAGGCTTCAACCGATCAAGAAATCAAATGTCAATTAACTGCGCATGAGCATACATTTATCAAAACAAATGAATGGCATCAACTGTGTAACGAAACCGACCGACCTTTGAAGTTGATTGAAATACAATACGGTGAACGCTGTGTTGAAGATGACATAGAACGTAAAAAATGAAACCAATTCCTGTGTTTGTGGGATACGATCCACGAGAAGCCATAGCATACCATACATGCGTGAATTCAATTATTAGACACGCTAGTCAACCAGTGGCCATAATCCCTGTGGCCTTGAATTTGTTTCGAGACTACAACGAAACACACACCGACGGCAGCAATCAATTTATCTACAGCCGTTTCCTTGTACCACACTTGATGGACTACTCAGGCTGGGCTATATTCATTGATGGTGACATGATCCTGCGTGGAGACATTGTAGAACTATGGAATCTGCAAAGTCCTTTCAACGATGTCATGGTTGTAAAACACGACTACAAAACACGCATGACTGAAAAGTATCTTGGCAGCAAGAACGAAGACTATCCTCGCAAGAACTGGAGCAGTGTGATCTTGTGGAACTGCAACAGTTTTCCCAATCGCAAACTAACACCTGAATTTGTGCAAAAATCAACAGGTGCTGAACTGCATAGATTCACCTGGTTAGAAGATGCTCGCATTGGTGAACTACCGCCAGAGTGGAACTGGCTGGATGTTGAGTACGAGTGGAACCCACTTGCAAAATTAGTACACTATACCTTGGGCACACCATGCTTTCATGAGTTTGCTGATGCTGGCAACTTTGCCGAAGACTGGCACAAGGAAAGATTATTAACCGACTATTGTCAGCAGAGAATATAACATGAATGAATGGGAACAAGAAGATAGAACACCATATATTCCACCAGCGCCACCAGCACCACATGAATTTGATTTGTTATTGCCAGAAATTCAAGATATAGTTTATGACATTGTAAAATATCGAGTAGATCCAGCCGGAGACTACTATGGCATGAGTTTGTCTGCGTTGACTGAAAAGATTCGTGCATTAGACACATCGGCTGTGCATGCCATTGAAAGCGAATACAGATACGAAAGAAAAGGTTATATGTACGATCCCATATTAGAAAGTTTTGTGCGTGGGTGCGGTGGACAAATAACCACCTGGACTAAAACCGAAACAACACCTACCCCAATAGTGTTGCGAGGAATCACCAAACGCAAAGAAATGAATGCATGCCGTGCCCGAGGCAAAGACTTTTATTATATTGATACAGGATATTTTGGCAACGGTAAGAAAAAACTCTATCATAGAATCACAAAAAATGATGTTCAAAATTTTGGACCAGTTATCGAACGTCCTGGAGATAGATTTGAACGCACAGGAATTCAACTCAGCAAAGTCCGTGCAACTGGCAGTAAAATTTTGTTGGCACCGCCCAGTCAGAAATTGTTGAATTTGTATGAGATAGATCTTGAAACTTGGTTGGCTCAAACACTGGCAGAAATCAGTGCTTACACAGATCGAGAAGTTGTAATTCGACGCAAACAAGGACGCAGTACTAGAGTCAATACAGATACTATAGAAATGGCTCTAAGCCAGGACATCTATTGCTTGATAACTTATTCCAGTATTGCAGCCGGAGAAGCCATATTGTTTGGAAAGCCGGCCATCACACTTGGCCCTAACGCCGCAGCCTCACTGTGTAGCACCGCAATCTCAGAAATAGAAAAAATCCGACGTCCCGGACTGGACGAGATTAGAGCCTGGGCCAACCACATGGCTTATTGTCAATTCACTGAAACAGAAATGCGCGATGGTACAGCATGGAGAATATTGCAAGGTGGTTGATGTAGTAGTTTACATCAGCAGTGTGGCCAATGCCCGAAAACACACAAGAAAAATTGAGTGTTTAGAAAGTTTTGCTCAAGGTGTACGTGCCTCAGGTGCCTCAGTTGTGACAGAATGGGAACACCGGTATACTCCCAGCCGCTTGGCTGTGATACTGGGATGGGCCACCACAAACACCGGTGGTCGCAACATTGTGTTGCGCAAACAAATTATTGCTGAACAACGTAGATTGGGATTTCAGACCATGTGCATAGATGCGTCATGCTGGAAGTATCTTGACAATCATGGCAGTTACTTGAGGTACAGTCTTGACGGTCCATTTTACGATCGTGCTGAATATGCCAACCGCAACAGCGATGACTCAAAATGGTCAGAAATCAGCCGACAATTGGGCGTACAATTAAAACCAGCAAAGTCAAATCAAACAGGACACATCTTGATTGGTATGCAACGAGATGGTGGTTTTGCAATGAAAACCTTGGACCCAGTGACTTGGTTGAATGAAAAAATACAACAGATAAGATCAATTACTGCTCGTCCTATTTGGGTTAGACCGCACCCAGGACAGTACGACATGAAAGACTTTGAACACTGGACTGATAAAAAACAAATCAAGCATTGTGTTACCATTCTCGAACCTACTCAAAGTCGACTGATTGACAACTTGCAAGGAGCACATTCAGCAGTGTTCTTCAACAGTAGTGCCAGCGTGGCAGCAGTGTGTGAAGGTGTTCCAGTGTTTGCAGATGACGCCAGTTGTGTGGCCTGGACAGTGGCCAACAAAGATATCAATAAAATTGAGACTCCAGAAACATTTGCTAGAGAACAGTGGATTTATGACTTAGCAGCCGCACACTGGAGCGATGCGGATGCTCGTGCAGGCCGTATCTATCAAAAGTTTTTGCCTTATATCAAATAAACAAACAACAAAAGCACCCAGGCGAGTCGTATATGGTAGACATGTTGAGACGAAAACAGTTGTGATATCCCAGGCCTCGGAACACCTCTATCCAGTCTTGATCTGTTTTGCAGTTGATGTGTGTGACATCACGACGTGATACTTCTAAATAAAATTCATCAGGTTGTTCAGCAACAGCACATGG